CCAGATTGGATATGGACAAAAGGATTATTAAATGACTAAAAGAACTTCAACAAGCTACGTTATGACTGTCGATTTCCAATCAACTAGTGATATGGAAAAATTACAAGCTATCAAAGACTCTGTCAAAGTAATAAATCAACAGCAGAAAGACTTAGCTAGCAGTCGTGCACGAATAACCGGTATGTTTGATGGACATTTAAATATCAATCCTTTGCAATATCGAGTGTGCGTCAAAGGCCGCCGGCCAATCACTAAAGTTAATGGCCGTGGTTACTCATGCATGGGTAATGTGATTGGTGGTCTTAAAAACTCGAGTCACGCTGACGTATATATTTACCAAAGGACATAATATGTTATTGGTTGACTTTGAAGGGAGAACCAATTTAATTGAAAGAGGTCTTATACGAGGCCTCTCTCAATTTGTTGCTGACAAATATTTTCCTAGACATAAAGTTCATATTCTATTCAAAATGTCTTCTATATTAGAAGAAAATGATGGCGTTGAAGGCGATACTACGTGGGAATATAACGATAAAGATGATGAACCTTTTCTTCCAATCTCTAATGATTCAAGACCAAGGTGCTTTGTTATTCGTTTACAAAAAGGATATAACACTGAAACATTGCTTACGTTAATTGCTCACGAATTAGTTCATGTTAAACAATACGTTCTTGGCGATCTCAAACAGATTTATAATAAAAGTCAAAATGAATTTGTAACTTTTTATAAAAGCAAAAATGTTTCAAAGATGGAATATTGGAAACAACCTTTTGAAAAAGAAGCATATAGACTTCAAGATAAAATAGTAAAAGAATATTTAAAACATATAAATAGTATAATATAAAATCCATCTGTACACGGAACATATGTTATGCTAAAGTTTAGATCATTTCTTTCTGAAGCACCAGTCGGCCTTCGGCCAGCTGAATTAGCTAAGCCTAATAGTAAAACAAAAGAACCAAGAATTGATATTTTGATGCGCGCAGCGATTGAAGGTATTCCATTGGTTTTAACTTCAAATAAAGAAGTACAAATTGCCAATACACCAGAAAATCGAGAAGCTATAGCAGCATTTGATGGTAAAAAGCCAATTGAGTTAACAACCACAACTGGTAAAACTATTAGCTCTTCTGAAATTGGTAAAACTGCAGTTTTTGGTGGAGGCGGAGGCGCCGGCGGTGGCACAGATAATACTGCAGTAACCGAAGCTGCACATTGCTTATGGTTAGCCGCTATGTTAGAACATGGTGCTAACCAACCTATCGAATATTTTATGCCTTCTGTGTTGAAGGCATCCGCTAAAAAGATTTCAATTGGTAAAACTACCATTCAAGAAGTTTTAGACATTGATTCTTCTTGGCAAGTCTCAGCTTATCTATCTGCACAAGAAATTATTAAAAGAGGATATGCTAATAAGAATCATGTTTTTCATCGTGATTCAAAAGAAATGAAACAGATTTATGCTGCTAAAAAAGAAGCATTTAAAAATTCAGGTTTAGAAGTATTAACTGACGATAAATGGAATCCTGGCGATATATGGGCAATTGAAAAGGGTGTAAACTTAAATAAAGAATTAGATACCTCTTCAATTGCAGCATTAAACGCGGCTATTTTAAGATTATTTAAAGAACGTAAAGTTGTTGGTATTTCACTTAAACTTGTAAAGAAAGACGCAAAGGCAAAAGAATATAATATCGGCCAATCACCGGCTGCACATAAATTTGTATCAGCTGCTGTTAGATCTAATAGAGGAAATTTCTTTTCGAATAAAGGTGGTACCATTCAATTTTCTGGCGGTTCTATGGAAATCCGTCCAAATAATTATCTTGGCGCAAATAAAATTGAAATTTCTGGAAAGACCGCACGAGGCGGCGGTGCTGGTTGGGGCGTTATTATTGCAGCAGCAAAACGACACATGGGAGTAAATATTCCTAAGCATGCTGGTATTAAAAGAATAGCACAAAAATTAGCTTCCGGAAAAAACAAAAGATCTCAAATGTATTTTTATAAGATGGCTAAAGTTTCTGATCCTTCTCTTACATTTGATTATTTTATGGAACAACTCCCTGAAAAAGATGCAGGTTGGTTTTCAGCAAAATTAGCTGCGGTTATGATTACGCAATATTTGATTAATAATAAAGGAAAGAAAGCTGACGGCTTTGTAAACGCGATCGTAAATTATGCTGCATCAAGCTCAGACGATTCATCAGCATTTGTTAAAATTTATCAATAGGAAATTAATGTGCAAAGTTTTCGAACATATTTAAGAGAAGAAAAAAATACTCACATGACTCACATTGAAGATCAGGTGATCTATGGTGGAGTCAAAGGAGCTAAGCAAGCAATTTTAGCTTTAAGATCTTTAAGAGATATGTTGGCCGGCTCTGCTAAATCAGCTACTGATGTAACTGTGAAATGGGATGGAGCTCCAGCTGTCTTTGCCGGTATTGATCCAAATGATGGAGAATTCTTTGTAGCGAAAAAAGGTATCTTCAACGCAAATCCAAAGGTGTATAAAAGCCATGAAGACATTGATGCTGATACTTCAGGTGATTTATCTACCAAATTAAAAATAGCATATGATGAATTATCAAAGCTTGGAATTACTGGTGTTGTACAAGGCGACATCATGTTTACTGGTTCTGATTTAAAGAAACAAAAAATTGATGGTGAAGATTTTGTTACCTTTCATCCAAACACAATTGTTTATGCAGTGCAAGCATCTTCTGATGAAGCAAAGAAAATAACAAAAGCAAAAATTGGCGTGGTATGGCATACAACATATCAAGGTGGATCGTTTGAAAGTATGAAAGCATCTTATGGTGTAGACATATCTAAATTTAAAAATGTTTCTACCGTTTGGTCTAAATCTGCTGAAATTCGAGATTTATCTGGTACTGCAACGCTTACTGCAGCCGATACAAAAGAAGTTACACAGGCACTATCTACGGCTGGAAGAATATTTCAAAAGATTGCAGGTTCAACATTAAGAGAAATCGAAAAGAATCAAGAATTTGCTAAGATGATTGAGACCTTTAATAACTCTAAAGTTCGTGGTAAAGTCGAAGTAAAAGATACGAAGAAACATGTAAACGAATTAATTCAATGGATATCAGATAAATTTCAAAAAGAAGCTGATAAGCGTAGTTCTGAAAAGGGCAAACAGGCTCAATACGCAAAGAGAGATGAAATACTTAAATTTTTCTCTTCTGAAAATAAAAAGAATTTAAAATTAGTGTTCGATTTGCAACAAGCTATTGTCGCTGCGAAGTTAATTATTATAAATAAGCTAGATAGACTAAAAACTATAAATACATTTGTACTGACTAAAAAGGGGTTTAAAGTAACCGGCCAAGAAGGCTTTGTTGCTATAGACCGCGTTGGTGGTGGAGCAGTTAAACTCGTTGATAGATTAGAATTTTCAACGAATAACTTCTCTCCAGATATTATCAAAGGTTGGGAAACTGCTTCTCGATCTTAATGGGAAATAGGAATATGTACTCTTTCAAAGACTACTTAACCGTAGACTATACTCAAACCGGAGATGAGCTTCTCGCTCTTGCAGCTAAAAAGCGCAAGTCTGACGATATGGAAGAAGCTCTTACCGCAGTCCAACGCCAAAAGGCTAAAGCCAACTTTCGAAAAAATAGAGCTAAAATTGCTTTAGGTAAAAAGAAAGCTGAGAAAAAAATGGCTTCACCTGAGAAGCTTAAAGCTAGAGCTCAAAAGAAAGCCAGAGAAATTTTACTCAAAAGAATGCTAAAAGATAAAGATAAAGGTGATTTATCTTTTGCTGCCCGTCAAGGTATAGAAAAGAAATTAGATACTAAAAAAGCGCTTATATCAAAAATAGCGAAAAAGCTTTTACCACAAGTTCGCAAGGCCGAAAAAGAAAGAGTAACAAAGGCTCGTGGAGCAGGAGCTCAAGATGCAAAATAATTTTAAGAGCTTTTCAGAATTTCTTACAGAAAACACAAAGGAAGTTGTCTTCACATTTGGAAGATTCAACCCACCTACTACTGGCCACGAAAAATTATTAAACAAAGTTGCTTCACTTGCACCGGGTAATAATTATCGTGTATATGCGTCTCAATCTTCTGATCCAAAAAAGAATCCATTAGATTACGCTACTAAAATTAAAGTCATGCGTAAGATGTTTCCTAAGCATGGCCGTAATATTATTTTAGATAAGAAAATAAAAAATGCTTTAGATATTTTGGTTCAATTATATGACCAAGGATTTACTAAAGTCACAATGGTTGTTGGATCAGATAGAGTAAACGAATTTTCGGCATTAACCAATAAGTATAATGGAGTTAATGCAAGGCACGGTTTCTATAATTTTCAAGATGGTATTAGTATAGTTTCAGCCGGTGATAGAGATCCAGATTCAGATGCAGTAGACGGTATGTCAGCTTCTAAAATGAGAGCTGCTGCAGCCGATAATGATTTTTCATCTTTTTCAAAGGGATTGCCTTCTAAATTTAAAGATGGTAAACAACTGTTTGATACTCTTCGTAAAGCAATGGGTATTAAAGAAGAGTCTGAATATCGCAATCATATTCAATTAGAACCAATTTCTGAAAAGCGTGAAGCGTATGTTCAAGGTTCTTTGTACGAAGTTGGTGATGAGGTAATTATAAAAGAGTCTGGTGAAATTGCTACTATTTCTGTGTTAGGTGCTAATTATGTAATAGTAGAAACGACTTCTGGCAAATATCGTAAATGGTTAGAAGCCGTTGAAAAAGTCGAAGAAAAAATGAAAGATTATAAAAGTATGACTGCTAAACAAAAAGCAGCTCATGACAAACCTCGTCCAGGTGCACCAGAATCTAAGCATACTAAAAAATTTAGAGATATGTTTGGTGAGGAAAATTTAGAAGAAGCTGATGCAAAAAAAGCTTTGAAGAATAAAGCAGAAAAAACTGGTATATCATACGCAATATTAAAGAAAGTATTTGATCGTGGATATGCCGCATGGAGTTCAAGCCATCGTCCTGGCACTACTCCAACTCAATGGGGTCTAGCTAGAGTAAATTCATTTGCTACTGGCGGAAAAACGAGAACAACAGCAGATGCTGATTTATGGAAAAAGCACAAGGGTTAAACAATGGCTTACGAAGAAGGTTCAGACAAATTAGTAAAAGCTTATAAAAAAGCAACTCCAGGCGAGGCTGTAGATCCAGCTGATAAAGGTGAATATGATAACGAGGGTCAAATGGCCAAAACGCAACTCCGCGGTATTGTTGCTGACGCAAGTCATATGATTCAAATGTTTTCTGACGAACAAAATTTGCCTGAATGGGTTCAAAGTAAAATTACTAAATCAGCTGATTACTTAAATTCTGCTCATCGTTATATGATGAATAAAGAAGATACTGATGAAGCAGTTGATTTTATGTCTGCTGGTAAATACGCGACTGTTATGCACCCCAAGACAAGAAAATTAGAAAAAATTCTAAAGACCGATTTAAAGAAATACGTAATGAAAGGATACCAACACATGGGCCCAATAAAAAATCGTGTTACGAAAAGCATGTTTGAAGAAACAATAGAAGAAAAAGCTGGAAAATATAGCCGTCGTGGTGATAAAGAATTATATCAATGGGGTGATATTAACCAAGCTATGATGGATTCGGGTTTGAACATGCGTCA